GGATCAGCAGGACCCGTAGCACCAGTCTGGTCACCAACAATTGTTAATGCTGTACCTACAAGGCTAGTAAGAGGCTTTTCAAAGGAAGTTATAGCTGTTACTCCTAGAGTATCGTCTAAAGTTCCACCAGCATTAGATCCTGATGCAAAATTAGCTGTTATATAATTAGAAGTTCTTCCCGCATAAGTAGTTCCAATTACATCTTCCAGGAAAGAAGCAGAGACAGTACCCGCTTTAAAGTCCTCAGCAGCCACTCCCAAATCGTTAACTTGGTTATTAGTTGTGTGTCCACCGATAGCATTTACTTCAAAGCTTACACCACTAGTAGACCCATCTGATTTAGTACCTGCATTATACCCTTCCCCTGGCCATAAACTTTTAGCTAGATAGGATACCGAAGTAGTATCCACCGAAGTTCCTGATGCAGTAGTAGAGGAAGCCGCAGTTCCGCTAGCCCCAACCATATTTAGTGGGGCAATCATATCAAAACCATGCCACGTACTATTACCATCTAGAATTTCTGCTTTAACCTCGATAGTAGCTGCGTCTCCTGCCGCTAGGCCAACCAAGAAGGATGAAGCATTCAGACTATTGGAATCAGCAAACGCTCCAATCTTATCGGCATCTAATGATCCACCCAATACCTTTTGTAATCCTAAGATAGTAGTAGCCCCATTAGAAGAGGATAAACTTAGAGTACTAGGTGGGATAGTATAAACTTTAGCATCAACAGTTTTAGTTCTAGCTTTATCATAAGCTGTGATGGTGAATCTCACAGAAGAAGTAGTATCATCTGCACTGCCTATAGCTGACATTCCAATATTAGCGCCCCCTCCCCCAGAATTAGGTGCGATAGGAGCATACTGCGTACCACTAATAGAGAAAGCAGGGCACCCACCTATTGTGGTGAGGGCAGAAGCATTAATAGCATCCGATGCACACCTAATGAATCTCATAGAATCAGTAGTCTCTAAGATTTCAAGAGCCCCCTCCAAGGCTTGACCTTTAATGTCCTCACTTGGCTCTCCAAAAGTATCAATCAGTTGCTGAGGGCTAGTAATTAAAGTTGCTTTTTGTTCGTTGGTCCCCGCAACAGGGCCTCGGCCAGCAAAGCCTACAATTCCAACAACAGACGAATTAATGGTGACGGGATAATCTGAGATGTCTTTCTCAATAACATAGACACCTGGACTTACAAAATTGGGCATTTAAGATCTCCTATTATACATCTTGAATTTTAATCAGATTTCTTTGGTGATACCTGATAACATCCTCGGTAAGATATGAAGCAGGAACCTTAATTGTCTTTTTGGGAGTAAGAAAAAAAGTTTTCACTCCCTCGGGTGTTTGGAATGGGAGACTCCAGCTCTGTAGACTCGTGTTGGTAATAGACTTCATAATTTATTCTCTTTAGTATTTACTATATGTAGATCAATTTTTGATCATTTTTTTTAATAGATTGTGGTCTCACTATTAAATTCTTCAATTTCTCCTGTACTTGTTACTAAAAACTTAGGATTAGGAATATAAGCTTCTACTTTAACTTTGAATGATCTTCTTATTATCCTCTCTTCTCTGTCTGATATATCTAAAGTAGAAGTGTCGGACTCCTGCTCCACAAAAGATAAAGCTGTGGTAGTATAAGGAGTCTCTACTACTAAGCTAGGATTAAACATAAGCCTAATTTGCTCTACAATTTGATCTAAATTTGCTTTATACTTGGCCCATATATTAATCCCATATTCTATATCCACGGGCCTAGGAACAATAGAAAGAACTCTAAAAGCTCTTTTTCTTTCCGCACTCCACCAACTATCTACAACTATATTTGAGGACTGTCTCCTTCTTTTATCAGCGTTATCAGAAGAATTTTGGCTAATAGAAATTATAGGAAGTATGATATTATCTTCTTGATGTAGCTTGGCTATAGTCCTTTCAGGATTAGAATGTATGCATTTAATATCAACCAGTTCAGTATCTGAATTAAGGTAAGCTAAATTTCCTAATCTAGATATAAAGAATCGTAAGACCTCCCTATAAAAAAGAGGAATGGTATTAGAAACAGTGGTTTTTTCTTGTACTTTTTCTTTTGCCCACTCTAAAGCCCTTTGAGACGTAGGAAAGGACGGTAGTACTCCTGATGCCTGGGATTCCAATACATAAGTTTTAAAGGCCATCGTAAGCCTCCTCTATAGTCTTCGGAATATTTCTAGAAAGAGGATCAGATACCTGGGTGATAACACTATCTTGAACATCAGGAGAATCTCTCAGGAGTTTAGCCGCACATACTAAATGATACACTCCATAAATCTCAAAGCTATCTTCTTGAACTTCAATGATTTCATACTTTTGATTTTGAAATTTTGGTTGAAGAACATCTCCAGGTTTTAAATACCCCTTAATTCTCTGCTCCATATAACTTTTATTAAATATGAATACTTGATCATTGGTTAGCTCAATACCAAATTGTCCTAAAGCTTCCTCCAAAACCTTTGGTTCGTAATGCCCATACACTAAGATTGGCTCTTTAGATAAAGGTTTATTTCGTGCCTCCATATAAACAGGGTCATACTGCATGTCCCCCTGCATATAGGAATAGTATAAAATTTCAGATCCAGAAATCTTAATCATCTCATCATCTACTAAGTTGAAAAGATTAATATCAGGATTAGCAGGATCAAAGAAGTTTAACTGCCCATCGGATTCCTCTAATTGAGGGAGGGGTGGAGGCTTGACACCAACTTTATAATTTTTATTTGACATTAGTATGTTGAGAAGCGTGGTGGCTCTTCGAACTCATCCAGTAGCCTTTGAATTAATTTATCTTTTTCTTCTTGGCTTTCTTTTACAAGAGCGTCCCCATTTAATCTCGCCCCCCCTCCTGGAGAAGGCACAGTCTGATACTTGCCTCGAATCTGGCCCAAGGTTCCTTTAGCCGCAGCCAATGCATACTGCTGTATCCAATTTCTATAAGCAGGATGCAAAGTATCTGAGTTTATTGCTCGGTATACAATGATAACAGTTTGAGGAGTTACGACAGGCTTGGGTGTAATGTGCAAATACTGATTATCTAATACAGTGAACGCTCCTTCTTGCCCTAAAATCTTTCTCATCATCTCTAAATTTTGTTGGAGAAGATAAAAATCTCCCACTCCAAAATTTTGAAAGAGGAAGTTGTCTTGAAAGTATTTAATGAAAAAGTCAAATTCTAGGGTGCCTGCGGCTTGCTGAATAGATAGAAGGGTCTTCTTATACACAACATATTCTAGGTTATCCAAGATGTAACTAGGAATTTTATAAGTACTATACCCAGCGGAAGCATCAAAAGTAGCAAACTGATGAGCAAAAAGCGGAGCATGATTATACATAGTCCCTACCGACTCATCTATGCAAGTCTTTATTTGGTAGGGTGTAAGTTCAACACGCACTACAGGATGTCCCAAGCGTGCTAGTATAAAATCTTTTATGTTCTCTTCAAAATGAGTCCACTCCACCCCGTCAGACATGGTGGTATTGTTAAGAGTCTCATAATTAATTTCCCCATTAGTTATACTAGCGGAATTAATATTTTGCCCCGCATAGGGAGCAAAACTATTTCCCCAGGCTGCTAGTTTGGGTTGTAGTGGCATTCTTTCTCACCTCTTTTTGTGGTTGAGTTACTTTAGGCGTAGGGGCACTCATCTTTTTTTGTGGAGCACCATAAGATACCACCACAAATTCCGAAGAAACAGGTTTAGCAATATTAACAAGGTCTCCCTTATTAACTTGAATTAATTTACCCTCAACTACACATACCGTGGGTATAGTTCCTATGTATTTATACTTCATAAAAAACCTCTCTCTTTATATAGGTAAAAAACAAGAGCCAGGAAATTAATTTCCTGGCTCTTATTTATTTAGTTAGACTATACTAATCTACTTATGCATAAGAATTGCGTATTGCAGCATTGTATGGCTTGAAGATGTAGTTAGCACTGAAGCCAACCAGTCTAATAATCCGATAGAACCTATTTTCAGGAGTAACCGCTGCCTTACCATAACGAGTCAGGATTCCCTTTCTCGGCTGGAAGGTAGACGGATCCGTGATAGTAGGCAGTTGCTGGAGCGGAATGTATGGGCAATAAACAAACCCTGCATCCATCGGTCCACTACCTTTGTAGCCCATCATGATTTCATCCTCTGGATACATAGGATCAACATAAAGATCATACTTACCAGCGAATTTACCCTTGTATTCTACGCTATTACCCTTAATGTTAGTGGGGCCAGCCTTAGAATCAATACCCCCCTCTAGCTTCGCAGCAGACTCAAGCATAGCTGCGACGGTCGGAGAGGTGATAACCCAAGTACCAGGACCACGCATGGTGGTTACATAGATATCCTGTGAGGCAAAGTTCAGTGCCGCCAGCAGGTTAGCATACACCTGACCAACATGTTGTGGTGCATAAGCCGTACCCAGGAAAGATCCAGAAAGATCAAGCAAGAACACGTTGCTAGCAGTACCCGATGGGTTACCAACACCAGCGTTTGCAAAATCATACAGATAAGTACCAGGAATAAAGCCCTCAGTGTTAAAACCAGTTTGCGTACCAGCAGGACCAGCACCAGTAGCAGGACCACCCTTCGGTGTACCTAAAGTACCTACCTGTCCAAAGTTATTGGAGTTGGGGTTATCAAGGGAATCTCGGTTCCACCCTGTAATACTCTTAGGATCGTAAGCAATCATACGAAGATCTTCGATAAGCTCACGGTCGATCTCCAAGGTCAATTCCTTGGAAAGCAGATCCGTAAGTTCACCTTCAAGATCCAGGTTATGGTATGCGCGAAGATCCTGTGCAGCTTCCAGAGTCCAGAGAGCCCTCATCTTACGAGTACGGGCCACAACAGCCTGTTGCTCGATATGCATGTTCATCTCAGGAATCTCACCATCAGCAAGATGCTCACCAGCAGAGACACTGTAGCCCAAGATAGTAGAAGCATCAGGGAACGCAGCAATTTGACCACCCATGGTAGCCGAAACATTAGCAGCGAGTCCAGGAGCTACACTGGACAGGTAGAGACTCATCGCAGACGGGTTGCTCGCCGCTTGGGCCGCAGTGATTCCGCCATCATACAGGCCACTGGCAACCATGCCGCCGTAGGTCAGGTTATATTTACTATAAATAGTCTGGTCACGGCCCCATTTATTAGAGGCGCGATCGTAGCCCAGATAAAAGATTTGAGAGACAGGGCCTCCCATAGGTTGAACGCCAACAATCTGGTTGGCAATCAGTTGTGGGTAAACACGCCGAACGAGGGGGAATGCGAACTTCTGGAAAGTACCTAGCTTACCAACCGTAGTTGGTGAAGCATCTGACATCCCACCTGCCTCGTCTAATCTTTCGGACAGAATAGACTTGGCTTGGTTTTCAAGCAGTTGTGCGGTAACTTTCCTAGTATAATCGCTATCAATTCCCTCCAATACAGGTGCCCACTTATTCAGAATTTCAGAATTTTCTGCTAACATAGTGTTTTTCCTTACTTAAGTATTAGACTGAGGCATGAACTTCATAACCTCTGGGGTTAGAAGGTCATTTTGTGCTCTAGACAGTATATCTAGCTCATCTACCTCCTTCTTGTCAACATCTTCAGAGATGATGACGGCTTTTTCAGAAGATTTAAACGGCTGATCTTTAGATTCCTCTAAAATTTCGACTGCCTCTAAAAGAGTAGCCTTGTCTCCTTCAAGTTTATCAACTTTTGTAGTTAGAGCATCAACAAGATTATTAGTTCGTTCGTTTTCCTCAAATGATTTTCTGAGTTCGTCCGTAAGAACCTCTACCTCTGCCTCAAACTCCTTCTGCTCTTCAACGAGATCGGAAACAGCGTTTCCCTCATCGTTTTTATTTATTTCTAGTGCCATAAAAGACCTTCAGGAAGCAACTCTGCGATAGGCAGTGTCTGCTCAGTTTTTGATTTTACCATAGGATGTATACTCCAGTTTAAATATTTACAGATGTTATCCATAAAGTGTTAAAAATTTTTATTTTTTGCAAAGTTTATTTTCTAATACCCTTATAAAAATTTTCTCGTTTAGGGCCTTATCGTATGTGGTCCTAATAGTTTTTTCAATAAATTGAGAATTATTGGCTTCATTTACAAGGTCAGGGAAGGCACCTTTGGTGGAGGGGTCAGCCACAAGATCAAAAGTTACAAGCTTAAAATCATCATTAACCATGGAATACTCCCCCTTCTCCGTCAAAGACCCCATACCTCTTGAGGAAATACCTAACTTAACTCCACCCTTAATAAGGGCCTGAGCCACTTGCCCACACGGAGTATTAAGAATTTCAGCTTCACCAAGCATATCATTGCCAGCCATTTTAAGATGCGTAATAAGATGAGATACATTTCCCAATTTGATAGCATCGTGTGTAGGGTGGTCTAGTTCCCCCATTAAACGTCGCTCCTTAATAGCCTCATCTAATCTACTCATTTCTCTTACTAAAATTTTCTTTTCATAGATTCTCTTGTTATTATTTGGAGAAGCGGCTCTTTGGAAAATACCTGCAATCTTCATAGTGCCGTTAGCCTTAGACTCTTCTAGCACCTGTAAGTTTTCAATGATAAATGTATCGGTAATAAACATTTTTAAGTTCCTTGCTTTACTTTTCTTTTAGAATTTTTAATCTTATCTTCAGCTCCAGGACCGTATAGCTTTTCTAATCTTTTTGATTTAATATGGCCGTGTTTTAAAGAAGTTCTAATAGAGTGGGCTTTAATACTAGACCAATCAGAGCTAGGGGTAGAACTTCCAGGAGTAAAGCCTTTAGCTATTCTTCCCTTACTCTTAGAACCCCAATCAGCTTTAGATATTACATAGACTCTATCTGCTCCTTTGGTCGTAAAAGCTTG